CCTGTGCGTACATTACTGTAACGCATGCCTCGCCTATAACTTTAATAGGCGGGGCCCCACCTGAGCTTGATGTCGACGGCTTCAGGACGTCCGTAACGTTCTAAGTGTTTCACATCAAAGATTGGCTCTTCGCCTCTCTTGAGGAAAAACTTCAGTAGTGCTCCCTCACCGGAAATATTGGATTTCCGGGAGACAGCCTTGACGACAAGGCCCTTGACTAGAGGACGCTGAAGGGATATACATTCCCGCCTGGATTCGAAACCCAGAAAGGAAGTTCTACCCAATACCGGAGATGTCTCCAAGACAACTGGAAGAGGGGCTAGTCTCCTCCACATATCATCCAGGGCTTCCACTGTTCGCCACAGGCCAGCTTTGTAAAGCTGGTTCCGAAACGAGTTAAGTGAGAGCATCTCTAGAACATCACCACGATGCGAAGGAAAATCACGACGCATATATGTGACTGAAACGTCACTACCTGCGTAGTAGTCCTTCCCGCAACTTTCCCTGAACCTTCCGGTCCAGAAAGACTTTGCGGAGTTGACCTTGAAACCAAATAGCTCAAGATCCTCTACAACGTGACGCACTATTCCCACGGGGATAACTATATCATCCCCGTAGACGCGCACCTTCTTGAGAAACTTCTTAAGGTCCCTCATCGTAAGTGGTTGATTGAGCCACCGCTCGTACCCGCAACAAACCACGGTCAAGAAGACCATGGCCTCCACAGGGAAGCAGGTGGCTGAACCCATAGACGCGAACTTGGTCAGCGGTATAACGCCGAAGCCAGGTACGTCTGCAGACCGCGAACGACAGGCCTGTACCGCGCCAGAAAGGCTCGGCCAGTTCCTGAACATCCGTAGTACTAGCAGATTGGAAACACGGTCACTCGCCTCAGAAAGGTCAATAGTCGCGAGACTACCATCCTCTGAGCCAAGCCTAGCCAACTCCTGGTTAGGAAGCTGATCAGTGAAACCGACAGAGCCTTGAAGGATGTCACTCTCCTCGAGTCTGTCAACGATAACCTCCATTAAAGCCTGTTGTGCGTACTGTACGCATGTCGGCTCCATGGCGATTATTCGTGGTGTCTTCAACGTTTTAGGGACGGAAATCACCTTTACCGGTAATTCCGCCTCAGGTTCAAGAAAAGTCACACCATCTAGAACATACCGAAAGCCATGATTAGCTATTCGGTAGTCACTGGAAGGGAAGAATTCCTCCAGTCGGGTGTACCAGGTGCCGTTATCGTACTTCTCGTTTCCGATGGTACGATCTGCGGTACCGCCTGGTCCGTGCTTTGGAACAAGAGCGCCCTCATAAACCAAAAGGTCAAGATGGCTGCAATCAACACTCCAAAGAAGATCAGCGACGCGACCGAAGCGAGAAACATCTCGTTCGGCCACGGTAGCAGACCATTCACTAACTTTTCTTTCACACTCGATGTACTTCTCATACGCACTCTTTTCTCGTGCACTCGTGCACGGGTGGAGAACCTTCTTGTACAGCAAAGTTATCTGCCGCATAAAGAAGATCGCATCGTGAGAAGGTCTGTCGAGCAATAGACCACTAATCCGGTCGAACACAAGATCGAGGAAACCTCCAAGGAATCGGGGGAGACCTTTATGTTTCGAAAAACTATGAAACATAGTGCGATCTACCAGCCCAATGTCCAGCGCTCTTTCGAGATCTGCACAGAAGGTAGGTAGGGTGATCGTGAGAAACGATTCACCTTCACGTTCGTATCGGCTCGTGATTGTTTCAAGATCACGAGTGGTGCAAGTGCAACACCATGTTCCAGCATCTGCCAGAACACACCGGTAGAGGTCCATGGGGCTTTTCATACTGGCCTCCTTCATTTAGGGGGTTGGTATTCCTTGTCCCGCGGTGCCTCGACCGACCACACTAACTCCTCACACTAATCCCCGAGGGGACTGGTTTAACTACCGGCTCTAGACCTCGCCACCAAGAAATTTGGTGGTGTTGGCACCGGAGCTGGCGGTCAGCCAGAGCGTGAGGCCATCGACAACCTGCTTTAGCTCAGCAACGGTGAAACCGGTGATGGGCTGGTCGACAACCAGATAGGCCGACATAGAAAATCGGATGTTCTGGGCAGCGATAAGCGGGTCAGCAGCTACCTTGGCGAAATCCAGGCGTACCGTGCGTCGCGTGCGAGCCTTTCCGGCTGCATGCTGTACGGTTACCTTAATGTTGCCGTCGTCCTGCGAATAAACGCTGGGCGAGTAGCTGATGCGCGGAAGCGTTTTAGCAACTGCGTTGATGGTAACAGTTTGTGGATCGGCAAAAGCCATGGGGACGAACCTTTATCGGAAATTATGGACGGGCGTAATTGCCCTCCATTACGGTAGAGACAGCCTCAAACTTCGAGGCTGCGCGGTTTATGGGAAATCCCAAGCGCCGCTATGATGCCCCACTGCCTCGCAGAAAATGAGGTAGGCAAGACACCGAAGCCATAAGGTGTGGCGCGTTCACGACTCTTCGTCTCACGACGGATGGTCTGATCGCAACTAACAGGGCCATGGCCACTTAGCTCTAGTCCTGTCAACGCGAGATGGTTGGAGTCAGATATTGTCTCCATTATGTATCCATATCGCATCACAAGGCCATCGTTGGCAAACGCAGACCAGTTATGTACAACATCACCGGTCGTTGTTACCCAGTCGAGAGCCCACGACCAAGGAGTTAATTTATAGACCAAGTCAGGGGTCAACCGAAGCCCGAGCAATTTATTTGCATAGGCCTCAGCTTGCCTCGTCTTATCGATGAGTTTCCTCATCTTATCATCCCCCGAATAGACTGGGGGTAGATAATAAGTAAAGGCACCCTTGAACCACTTTTTGTTAGTGGTTGTCACGGTCGACAAAACTTCACCCTTCTTGGTATACAGCGGATCAACTAGCGTCGGGACGCCAGGCGCATTAGCCTGCCACCGACTCACCGCTGTAGTTAATTCGTCGGGAAAGTAGTACGAGCGACGCAGGTCTTTACCTGCTTGCTCAGCGTACTTCCGAATGATCGGCGCATGATGTTTAACAACATGCGCAAAATCATGAAGATCCTTGATGAAGGGAACCCAACCAAAGACATGGTTGAGGTACTCCCCCGCAGCCTTACGCGAAGCTCCTCGCCAGTTAAATCGGCGGGTGTTCTTCACTAGGTTACGAGAGATGGCTTGCCAGTTGGCAAGATCCACAGGCTTAGGTAAATCCCTAAGTTCACCAAGAAACTGACCCATACCAGCTAATGGATTCGTTGGGATACACCGGGCAATAGCCCGGGTACCGTACGGCACCAAATTAGAGGGCGGCAACAATCCCGAGCCAGTGGGTAAGTACCCCTGGTAGTACGGAAGAATATAGCCCTCATACGTGTACCAAACTCCAACCGCCTTCGGTCCCGTTGTCGCAGTCACCCACGCTGGGTGGCTGTCCATAGAGACTATGGTTGTGTTGAAGTTTCCGCCGATGTCCCGCGAATCGCCCAAAAGCGACCACGGGTTTCCTTGCGAAAAAGTACGCTGGTATGCCCCTGCAGAGATCGCATGCTTACTCACTTGACCCTCGACTGGCCCAGACCATGTTCCCATGGTCCCGGTTGCGTCTAAGGTTCGGTAGGTTCGCGATTTAAATCCTGCTGGGGGCACGAATATAGTCCTTCTGGCTGGAAGCGCCTCTTAATGAGAGACGCAGTGTTGTGCTGAGCACGGGGCCCCCTAGG